GAACACTACCGGAATGGTGTAGAGTTTGCCAGGGTCAAGCTTAAGGCCATCACCACCGACCGTGATCATCAGTTGGTCGACATCGGGAACGAACATCATCTTAGACACCTTCCCCCCGGTTTGATCCGTACCGTTCCAGAACTCGGCCTCCGCCACTATCTGTCCAACCCTCATGTTCATCTCGTGACGGTTAGGATGTACGTGGCTCGTCAGGCATTCTGGATGGAAGCTGACACCGACAAATCTTTCCCTATTATCCAACCGTCATTTCCCAAGGAGCCTCTTGTCTGGCTTCCTAAGTATTACAAGTATCCTATTGAAAGGAATAGATGTCCGAAATAGTTTCATTACACCAACCTTGTCCAGACTGTGGCTCGTCCGATGCGTTATGCACCTATGCTGACGGCCATAGCTATTGTTTCAGTTGTCTGAACTATACTCCTTCAGCGTCTAATCATGACGATATGATAGGTTTTAGCTACCAATTCATCCCTTACCGAGGCATCGACGCTGAGGTTATGCGCTTCTTCGATGCTAAGACTAAGATTGATCTTGAAGGTAAACCTGTGTCTATTGGCTTTAGGTACGCCAATGACTCCTATAAAATTAGAACCTTGGAGAAGAAGGGCTTCTACACCAAAGGTGACATAGGAAAGGCAGGACTTTATGGAAGAGAACGCTTTAACGGCTCTGGAAGAAAGACAGTCACAATCACCGAAGGTGAGTTGGATGCGCTATCGCTTTACCAAGTTCTGCGCAGTCCAGTCGTCTCGGTTAAGTCTGCTGCTACTGCTGGCTCTGATGCTGGCATGGAGAGACCCTGGCTTAACGAATTCGAAAGAATATATCTCGCATTTGATGGAGACGAGGCCGGGCGACGCGCAGCTAAGGCGGTTGCGAAACTATTTGATCCCAACAAGATTTACGATGTACGATTTCCAGGTGGGACACGTAAGGATGCCAATGACTATCTGCGACACGGTGAGCGAGACGAGCTGGCTCAACTGTGGGGCAACGCCAGGCGATACGTCCCCGAACAAATAATCTCCACCTTCTCGGAATTTGAGAAGGTAATTAAAGAGAGCCCGAAGCCGGGTATCCGTTACCCTTGGCCTACCCTGACTTACATGACGTATGGTATCCGGACAAGTGAAAGTGTTCTGATTACCGCTCAGGAAGGTGTTGGCAAGACCGAGGTGATGCACTCAATCCTTCATACTCTTTTAACGGAGACGAAAGATGCAGTCGGTAGCATATTCCTGGAAGAACCTAAGAAGCGACTTCTCCAAGCACTGGCCGGTATTGATCTCAAACGTCCGGTCCATCTGCCTGACAGCGGGGTTACAGATGCAGCAACACTCGAAGCGATACATCGTGTCGTACAGGCGGATGAGCGCCTTCATGTCTATAGTCATTTTGGATCAGATGATCCTGAAGTCATTCTTGATACCATTAGATTTTTGGTATCCGCGCGTATGTGTCGCTATATTCTGCTGGACCATCTCACTATGGTTGTTAGCGGATTGGGCGGAGATAATGAAAGAGTTGCGCTGGACTATCTTTCGACGCGACTCGAAATGATGGTGAAGGAGTTAGACTTCTCATTGATTGTGGTCAGCCACGTCAACGACAACGGTCTAACCCGAGGTAGCCGCAACATCAGCAAGATCGCTGATCTCAGGATCGACCTCACTCGTGACATCAAGTCGGACGATCCTATCGTACGTCGAACGATGCACATGATGGTTAGCAAGAACAGGTTCTGCGGCAGGACAGGTCCAGCAGGCACCTTACTGTTCGACCCTGTAACCTACACGCTATCGGAGGACTTAGGCTATGGCTTACAAGCTAACGATAATCTGCGAACTCAAGCAATGGTCGCTTGATGATGAGCGAAACCACGTTACTGGTACCATCGCCGACACCAAGAACCCCCGGGACTTTCAGAACGGAGAGAAATTTACTATAATGAATGTTACCATTACCGCATACCCCGAAGGCCCTGACATGGAAGCGCATTATCTTGCCCGCTCCCAGATGGGCAATTACTTCCTGCTTCTTTCTTCGGAGAGGAAATGATGCAAGTAATAGTTGAAGAACTCCCACCGCCTAATGGTATGTGGTATAACGGTTTGCCTGAATTCTTGGCATTAAATAAACAGAAAGAGATTGAAAAGAAACATGGTAAACAGCTTAAATTTCTATTCATGCGTGGAATTGACTCCAATTGGGAGGTTGTAGAACCCATGCATCCATGGCCTGAATTAAAATGGTGGGACAGTGGCGAACGCCAAGTCGTAGAGGAGAAGATACATGATCTCGAGAGAGCAGGGACTATATGTAATCCAAAACGAAAGCTTCTCTATGAAGCTCTTCGAGTTACATCATTTCGAGACTGCCGCGTTGCGATCATTGGCCAGGACCCGTACCCTGCGACAGAAATGGCAACAGGCATCGCTTTTTCCATCCCGAAAGATGTTAGCTCAGAGCGGTTTCCACAAACCCTCCGTCTCATCTTTGGAGAACTTGAGTCCGACCTCCACTACCCCCGGCCAAGTCACGGGGACTTGTCAGAGTGGACCAAACAAGGCGTGCTTCTCTGGAACGCCATACCGAGTTGCCAGTCAGGTCGTCCTTTGTCTAATAACTGGGAAGAATGGCGATATCTTACAGAAGAAATCGTCAACAGACTTAATGAAAGAGGTGGCACAGTCTTCGTATTTCTCGGCGCTGTTGCGGCTTCATATTCCGACAAAATCAACCTCGATACTAATCGCGTCATTAAAACATCCCATCCCTCACCCAGAGGAAACCAGTTCGGGAAGAACCCCTTTACCGGCAGTAGAGTATTCTCCACCATCAACTCACGATTGGTGGAGATTGACGTAGGAACAGTAAATTGGGAGCTGAAAGATGAGCCTCCTCGTAAGAGTCATATACAAACACCAGTCGTGGGTGGAGGTAATGTTCTTCCAAACATTACCGGCGCACAGCTGGGTGGACTTAAAAGGACGGCTACATCTCCTAATATTTACACGTCGCTAGCTTTCTGAGGTGTGTGATGTCTAATTGGCCTAGACAAGGAAAATATATCAAACCCTGGGACCCTGAATATCTCAAAGGCCCTAGAATGTTTGACGCCCCTTATCTTCTCACCATGGGTGCTCAGAACGGCGGTTGGGTTCGTTATCAGCTGCTTCCTGCATATATGCACGGGCACCGTGTCAACATTGTTTATTATGACATTGAAGTAAATCCCGATGGATCAAGGGTTAAATACCCCAGTGAATTTTATCACTGTATACACTGTGGTTTGATGGGCAGCGAAGAAACTATGCAGAACTATACCTGTTACTATGAGGTAGAAGATGCAGAGGAAAAAGAGACAGGAGTACGCCACGAACGTTCGAGTCTCAGCCAAGAAAAAGTTCCGGATTTTGGAAAAGCTATTGGCAGGCGGGATACCCAAGCAGATCGCTTATGAAGAAGGCCTTCGCACCCAGAGTATTTACATAGTAAAGGCAAGCTTTCCTCTTTTCTTCAGTAAGAAAAAGGGGTAAATCTAATAAAAGGTACTTTCCCCGCTACCCCCCTACCGGCGGGTATAGAATAACGCACCAGCGGGCTTCCTAGGGCTTCCTAGGGCCTATCTAGAGGAGGTGGAGGATGAGGAATTCAGAGGATATTCGGAAAGAATTGATTGCTGTTGAAAAAGCGATCAATGGTTTCACTTGGAAGGGGCCTTCAATACTCGCCAGAGCTATGGCCAACGAAAAACGCAGCGAACTTCTCAAAGAACTTCAAGCTGCTCAGATGCGCGAGTGGAACCTATAGGTGAGCCATGGTGTACGACCTTCGTTCAGACACCGAAATCTACAAGAATACTTACAACGAGCTGGTGATTTGGATTAAGGAACTTCTTTGGCGTTGTCAAAGATATTCAGACTTAGAAAACTTGAATTACAAACAGGCAAGAATTATAATGACACTTGAACATGAGGTAAACGTCATGAAGGAATACGGCGCTGTCGTCAGTGACGTTGTATCTCTTGATGAATTTAGGAAGAACCATCCTCGCCGTGCAACTGGAGGGGGCGCGCCACCTGCGGGAGACTGGTTGTCAGGCATGGTCTGTGGAACAGAGTTCCTTGTCCGTCCTAAGATACAGAAGACTTGGATACTGGCGAAGTTCATGCACGCTGGCCTACGGGCTAACTGTGTACTCGTCATACCGATGCAAGGCGACGAGCCTATCCAAGACGACAAACAATGGGTCTGGGTAGACCCGGCTGAGTTCTGTAAATTCTGGGAACTCCGCGCAATATTATTAATACCCGAGGTACCTAATGAATAACATTATTTGGATGCGAAGTAAATCTGACTGGTTCGTGATGAACATGGTCAAAGAGTACATTAAACAATTAAAGAAATTACCTGCCGACGCAGATAACATTGAAGCCATCAACAGGAATGAGATGGCCCTTAGATCGTTCTTCAAAGATATTAAGGAGCGGTCAATCCCCCTAGCACTAGCAGCATAAGGAACTTCCATGGCCCCTGTTACTGAAGTCCTCCTCGGCATCGCAGCACTCTTTGTCGTTGTCTTGGTGGCTCTCTACGCCTCGGAGCATGTCACATGCTGGCATCTCCCCTACCTTGCCAACGGCTGCGTCGTCAGCAAGTAAGAATACCATTAGGCCATCCCGGGTCTCCTCTCCCCGGGGTGGTCTTACCTTTGCAAGGGTAGCTCAGCTGGTAGAGCACGCGATCGATAATCGTGAGGTCCTTGGTTCGAACCCAAGCCTTTGCACCATAAGGAGGTTGAGATGAAGCAAGTTATTTTGATGCGCACCGACCTTGGCATGTCTGTGGGTAAGATGTGTGCCCAAGCAGCGCATGCTGTACACAATCCCAACGAGCCTGTTGTAGTTCTCCAAGTTGCATCTGAGATAGAACTTTATCAGGTATTGAACAAAGCGAAGATGAACAAAGTACCTTACCACAAGGTATCTGACGCAGGATTAACAGAAGTTCCTCCCGGAACCGTAACCTGTGCTTGTGTCTACGACAACGTAGAAAAGAAAGTCGACAAGATCACAGGAGCATTGCCTCTTCTTTAGTTCATTTGAACATGCAAGAACAAGAAAGGACAGCCAATGTCTGGTTTTGCAGCGCTGAAGACTTTCGAGGACCAGTTGATGGATGCTACCGCTATCGTGGCGCCTGATGCAGGTCCAATGGAAGCTATGAACTTCCTCCGTAAGGCGGTGAATGCTCCGTCCATCCCTGAGGTGGAGAAGCTGATCCATGAAGGCATCATCAAGCATAACATGCTCAATAAGATTGAGTTGAAGGTTGGTGAAGTCGTGACGACGCTGGACGATGAACCGCGTCACTATCTGTTTCCAGAAATTCTTACGACGGTTAATGCCAACATTCCGACGGCATTGATCGGTCCTGCTGGTAGTGGTAAGTCCACCGCTGTCGAGCAGGTTGCCCGTGCCCTTGAGCTGAAATACTATCTTCAGCCAGGAGTATCGGGTCCCCATGAGTTGGCCGGTTACATGGATGCTCATGGCAAGTATGCCTCCACCACGTTTCGGACGGTGTTCGAGAGCGGTGGTGTGTTCTTCATCGACGAGGTTGATACCTCCGATGCTGGTGCGCTGAAGTGGTTGAACGGTGCACTTGCTAACGGTCACGCGATGTTTCCGGACAAGCCCGATCCTGTCAATCGGCATCCGAAGTTCCGCGCGATCATCGCCGCTAACACGTATGGTACCGGCGCAGACCGGATGTACGTGGGTGCCAACCAGCTTGATGCGTCCACCTTGGACCGGTTCGTGTTCTTCGACTTCGGATACGACGAGAAGCTGGAAACTGCGCTGAGCGGCAACATCGACTGGTCCAAGCGAGTACAGGAACTCCGGGCGGCAGCCTTCGCCGAGAAGGCACGCATCGTGATCAGCCCACGGGCTAGCATCAACGGTGCCAAACTCCTCGCTGCCGGTTGGGCACAGGAGCTGGTGGAAGAGCGTATCATTTGGAAAGGTATCGACGCCGAGTTGAAGCGTCGCATCCTGGACAAAGCTGCTGGTGTGCTGAGCCAGGCTGAACTGGACAAAGCTGCCAAGACCACCAAGAAGAAAAGGTAAGTAATGAATTCGAC